CAGAAGGAGGCTGCGAATCTTCGTCGGGCTTGTCCGACGTGTGGGGGGCGTAATAAGACTAAGTTGGATCATTGTCCGGCGTGCTATGCGGATGCTAGGGAGCGGTTGTCTGCTCCGAGACGTAAGAAACTGAAGTATAAGTATAACCTGAGCGGCCCGTGGTACTTGTGGTGGTCGGATTTGCTGGAAGGAAAATGCCGTATATGCAATACCGTACCGTATAACGACATTCTGTGTGTAGATCACGACCACGAAACCGGCGAGGTGCGGGGGCTGCTGTGCGCTCAATGCAACACCGGGCTGGGGATGTTTCAAGATAATCCGGAGTTGCTGACTCGGGCTCGCAGATACCTGACCGGCGCGCTAGCTAAGATGATATGATTGAATTTATGTCTAAATCCCCCGAGAAGCCGCATGGTAACACGAAGTTTACGGAAGATAAACGCAAGGAGTACCTTGATTATTTGCGTCGTGGGAATTTAAAGTTTGAGGCTGCCCGTATGGTGGGGGTGTCTTATCGTACGGTTGAGCGTCGTAGGGCGGATGATGAGGTGTTTCGTTTGGATGAGTCTCGGGCGTTGGCGGAGTCTCGTGAGGGTGTGGAGAAGGTGTTGCGGGATATGGCGTTGCAGGGGGATTTGGGTGCGATTAAGTTGTGGTTGACGGCGCATGACCGGTCTACGTATGGGGAGAAGCGGCAGTTGGAGATTGATGCTACGCCGGATGCGTTGGCGTTGGGGCAGGCGGAGGCGTTGGCTCGGGTTGCGGAGTTGCAGACGGAGTTGGCTAAACGTGCGGCCCGGTTGGATGCTGATGATGTGATTGATGTTTCTGTTCGGGAGTTGGGGGGTAGTGATGTCTGAGGCTGGTCACCGGTATACGTTTGGGTTTGTTTCTTCGGGGGTTTGTTCGAGGTGCGGGTCTTCTGCTCATTGGACGTTGCATTGTCCTGAGCGGGATGTGCGGGATGTGCGGGATGAGCGGGAGAAGCGGTAATGGATCCGGCGGCTAGGGCGTCGGTTCTTTCTATTCCTGCGGAGCATTTGGCGGCGGCGAAACCTGATGAGGTTGCGTTGTATGCTCGGGCGTTGGAGTTGCATGGGCAGTTGTTGTCTCCGTTGGATTATGCGGAGACGGTGTCTGGCGCTAAACGGTATGGGCATGTTGCGTTGTTGAATTCGTGGCTGGTTGCGTTGTTGGATGGCCGGTTGTATTTTGATGGGCCGGGTCCTGAGGCGGTTCCTTCGGCGGATGGGGAGTTGGATGATGAGGGGCGGCCGTTGTTGGTGCACCCCACCCGTGGGGATCGGCCGGTGTTTAATTTGGCTATTTCTATGCCGCCTCGTCATGGTAAAAGTTTTTTGGTGAGTGAGCATTTGCCTGCCTGGTTTTTGTCTAATTATCCTGAGTATGGGTGTTTGTTGGCGTCGTATGAGGCGACGTTTGCTGCGTCTTGGGGCGGTAAGGTTAGGGATCATATTTCTAATCATCCAGAGTTTGGTATTGAGGTTACGGGCGGTCGGGCTGCGTCTAAGATGCAGTTTGATTTGGAGGGGCATCGGGGCATGATGAAGTGTGCTGGTGCGGGTGGCCCGTTGACTGGTTCGGGTGGTCATTTGATTATTGTTGATGATCCGGTGAAGAACGCTGAGCAGGCGATGTCTAAGATTGAGCGGGATAAGTTGTTGGATTGGTGGCATTCGACGTTGTATACGCGTCGTGAGCCGTGGGCGGATGGGACGCCTGGGCGTGTGGTGGTGATGTCTACTCGGTGGCATGAGGAGGATTTGCATGGGCAGCTGGTGCCGGATGTTCCGTCTGCGGGTGACCGGTGGGCTGTGTTGAATTTGCCTGCGTTGGCGGTGGAGGATCGTCCTTGCCCGTTGGGTCGCCGGCCTGGCGAGGCGTTGTGTCCGTCTCGGTTTTCTGCTTCGGAGTTGCGGGAGACTCGTGATACGTCTGCTGAGGGCAAGATTTGGTTTGAGGCGTTGTATCAGGGGAACCCGTCTCTTGATGAGGGCAACATTATTAAGCGCCCGTTTTTGTATTACGATTTGGTGGGCGGGGTTTATTCGACGACGGATGAGCATGGGGCTACGGCGTTTGTTGAGGAGGTGGAGTGTTACCGGTTTGGGACGTTGGATGTTGCGGGTACGGACACGAAACGTAGCGACTATACGGTGTTGGTGGTGATGGATGTTTCTAAGGAAAACCCTCGGCGTGCGTTTGTGCGTGCGGTGGAGCGGGTGCGGATCACTACGGAGCATCACGAGAAGCATGTGTTGGATTGGTATGAGCGGTACGGGTTGCAGGCGTTGCATGTTGAGGATCGGACGTTTGGTACGAATCTGATTCGGCGGCTGATTGGTGTGCCGGGTGTGGTGGTTCAGAAGTTGAAGGCGGATACGTCTAAGGTGATTCGGGCGTTGCCGGTGCAGTATGAGGTGTTGAACGGGATGTTGTGGTTTCCGAGGGACGCCGAGTGGTTGCAGGAATTTGAGAGCGAGTTGACGAAGTTTCCGAACACGACGCATGACGATCAGGTTGATGCGTTGGGGTATGCGGTGCAGGTGTACAAGAATTTGCCGCCGTGGATTGAACGTAAACGTGATCCGGTTACGCCGGAGGAGAAGGCGCAGGCGCACATTGCGGAGTTGGCGGGTCGGAACCGGCGGGGCCGGAAGCGGCTGCCTGGGGTTGGGCGCTGGTAGTGCTATGATTGTGAAAACCCCCGAGCGCACTGGAGGCGCATGATGGCTACCCCAAATTACGAGTACAGTCCTACTGAGGTTGAGTGGAGTATTCAGCCGAACTATACGCCTGCGGATAACGAGGGCACTCACCGGTGCGCGATGTCTGGGTTTAATAAACGGCCGGGCGAGGTTGTGTATCGGGGTCAGCACGTTGACGAGTGGTACGGGTTTTTTACGATTGGTCAGGATGCGGCTGAGCAGTTGGCTCGGCTGGTTGGCTGGATTGATCCGGACACGTTGGTGATGACGCCGGATGAGGCGTTGGAGGCTGAGGTGATGGAGTTGCGTGGGCAGGTCGCTGAGTTGGAATCTCAGCTGGCGGCGGTGCGTGAGGTGGCTCGATGATTTGGGCTGTTGCGGTGCTGGTTGTTGCGGTGATTGTTGAGGCGGCGTTGGGCACTTGGTTGTCTGCGAGGTTTCTTCGGGAGTTGCGAGATTCGCACGCTGCGGCGTTGCAGGTCAACGGCGAGAACGATGCCCGCCGTGTGTTGCAGAAGCGCGATGTTGATGAGCAGGCGAAGAAGGCGTTGGAGTTTCAGAAGGAACTGATCCAGTCGGGAGGGTTGTTTCCTGACCCGGAGGCTCGTGCGAAAAAGCCGCACGGCGTGTAGGTGATAGGATTGTTCTATGGCTGACGCTGACTCTTCTTCAAAGACGTTCGAATCTAATCAGGGTGTTAATGCTACGGCGGCTGACGCTGCGGTCATTAACGACTTGTATTGGAAAGCTACTCAGGGTATCCGTACGGAGCTGCGAGATTACTGGCTGAACACTGCGTTTCTGTCCGGGTATCAGTGGCTGTTTTGGTCTGAGGCGTCTGGCCGTCTAGATCAGTTGCCGGAGGACCCGGAGCGGGTGCAGGCTACGGTGAACCGGTTGGCTCCGAATACTCGCACGATCATTTCTACGTTGATGCAACGTGAACTGATGTTTGAGGTTCCGCCGTCTGCTGCGGACGACAGCCATGTGCGGGGTGCTCGCCTTGCGGAAACGATTTGCCGTGCTGTTGCTCACGACCATAATTGGGAGGAGCTGCGGGAGAACGCGTTGGCTGCGGTGTGGGCGGGCGGCACTGCCGCAATGTGTGTTGATTGGGACCCGGACGCTGCCGAGATTTTGTCTGACGACACGCAGGGTTCGCCGTTGGGTAAGGGCGACACCTACGAGGAACATTTGAACATTAGCCAGTTTGTTGTTGAGCCTGGCTGCCGGTACCCGGAGAAGGCCCGGTATTGGATTAAGGCTGTGGGGTTGCCGCCGCAGCAGGTGAAAGACATGTTCGGGTTGGAAGACACGCCGGCGTCTGATGCGACGTCTGGGCTGGCTCCGTTCCAACGCAAGTTGATGTCTTTTGATCGGGGCGGCGATTCTAACATTTCTGACATGACGTTGGTGTTGACGTATTATGAACGTCCGAACCCGTCGTGCCCTGAGGGTAAGGTTTGTACGATCGTTGACGACAAGGTCGTGTTCGAGTCGGAGTGGCCGTTCCCGTTCACTGACCGGCTGAATCTGGTTGTGATGCGTGAGACGTTGCGTGAGGGCCGGTGGACTGGGGAGACGGTGTTGACTCAGGCCCGCCCGTTGCAGACGTTGTTTAACGTGAGCTGGTCGTCTATTGCTGAGCACATGAAGCTGGCGGGTAACGCCCGGCTACTGGTTCCGTATTCGTCTATTGAGATGATGGATAATCTTACGGATCTGCCCGGCGAGATGGTGCCGTACAATGACAGTTTGCCGGTGAAGCCGGACTATTTGTCTCCGCCGCAGATGCCGGGCTGGTGGATTCAGCAGCCTGACCGGTTGGCTGAGCAGATCGACGACATCATGGGTGTGCATGACATTTCTCGTGGGTCGGCTCCGGCGAACATCGAGTCGGGGTTTGGTTTGACGATTCTTGCTGAGAAAGATTCGACCCCGATCGGGCGGTTGACGAAGGAAACTGGTCGGGCGTTTGGCCGGTTGGCGTCGATGGTGTTGGCGATTTACGAAGACAAGACGAAGGCGATGAAAACGTCTCGCCGGTCTACGGTTCGCATCCCGGGTAACGCTCCGATTGATGTTCAGTGGAACGGTAAGGATTTGCGGGGGCAGACGACGGCGATCGTGCCGGAAGAAGCGATCATGCCTCGGTCTCGTGCGGCTGCGATGGAGTTCGCTAAAGACATGCTGATGACGTACGGCCCGGAGCAGATCACGCCGGCGACGTTTATTGCGTTGGCTGAGTTGCCGAACGGGCGAGATTTGTTGTCGGTTACGTCTCCTGACGTTGATCGTGCCCGGAGGGAGAACGCCCATTTCGGGTTGGGTCGCCAGTCGGTTCCGTACTCGTGGGATAATCACAAGGTCCACATTGAGGAACACAACAAGTTTCGTAAGACCGTCGATTATGAGATGTTGTCTGACGAAGACAAAGAGATGATTGCGGAGCACATTCAGGCGCACGCTACGATGTCTGCCCGTGAGATTGGTGATGCCCGGATGCGTACGAACCTTGACCCGGCGTTGGGTGAGGCAGCTACCCCGGAGGAAGGGCCGATGGTTCCTCCGTTGGACCCGATGGGTATGCCGTCTCCGCAGCCGCCTCCGGGTCAGGTCGGGTTGCCGGCAGCAGCGCAGGGGGCGTTGGACGGGCTAGGAATGCCTGGTCCAACGCCGGAGGCTGCCGCTTCTGATATCATGTCGTTGATGCAGCAAATGGGCGGAGCCGTCTAATATGCTAGCATTAGTGCTAGTCCCCTACATGAACCCAGGAGGTTCTCATGTCAGATACCCCACCGCCTGAAGCTGCGGCTCGTGCCGCTGCGGAGGCGGCAGCTAACGCCCCGGTTCCTGAGGCTCCTGAGCCTGAGGAAATCGAGGAGCTGCCGGAGGGCACGGACACGTTTGATCGGTCGTATGTTGAGAAGTTGCGGTCCGAGGCCGCTAAGTGGCGTACCCGTACCCGAGATTTTGAATCAAAGTTTGAAGGCTATTCGGAAGCGGAGCAGGGCGAGTTTCTGCGTCTGGCTTCTATGTTGAATGATCCAAGTAAACAAGCAGACGCTTTGGAGCAGTTTCGGGGCGTCACTGACCGTCTAGCTAAGCAGCTGGGCCAGGAGGCATTTCCCGTGCAAGAGTCCCCAGAACAGGCGCCTGCTGCGTCTTCGTCGGCGCTGACGGCGGAAGACGTTAGTCGTCTGGTCGAGGAGCGGCTGGCGGAGGCACGGCAGCAGCAACAGCAGCAGTCGGATGTTGAGGCTGCGTTTTCGGAAGCGGAAGCGCTTGCCCCGGGTTACGCTGACCCTGCCGCTAAAGCTCATCTGTTTGCGGTAGCGCAGAACCGTAACGTGTCGTTGGAGAAGGCTCACGAAATTATTCAGGGCCAGTTGCAGGAGGCGATCGACCAGGCGGTTGAGGCGCACATGGACGGGTTGCGTACCGGCAAGCACGCCCCGAAGTTGCCTGCGGCTGACGGCACGAACGTGCTGGATCAGGGACCTCCGAAGACGTTGGAGCAGGCTCGTGCCCGAGCCGAGGAGCGGTTGCGGGCGGCCGGGTACCAGTAACGGACTTGAGCTTAACGTAAGCAGAGGACCCCCGCTTCGGCGGGGGCCTTTTCATTTATGGTACACTTTGTGTAGTGACGTCTTCTGGCTGGACCGGCGAGGCGGCACGGCATCAGAGCGACGGCTGGACCTAGCTCACCTCCGCCGAGGGTTGATCCCGAAGCACAGCAAACCCATTACTCATTCAATCCCTCCGGGGAGAAAGCAAAGGAACAGCCATCATGGCTCTAGACTTTACAGCAGCTGATGCCGCCCTCAAGGACGATTATCAGCCCGCAATTCGTGAGCAGCTCAACAATGCAACAATGCTGCTTGCTCAGATTGAAACCAATACCACTGACGTTGAAGGCAGCGAAGCTGTCATCTCGCTGCACACCGGCCGCAACAGCGGCGTTGGTGCCCGCGCCGAGTCCGGCACGCTGCCGAGCGCCGGCAGTCAGGCATACACCACTGCCCGTGTCCCGGTCAAGTTCAACTACGGCCGTCTTCAGGTTACCGGTCCGATCATCGAAGCGATGAAATCGAACCGTGGTTCGTTCACTCGTGCCATCGACTCTGAGTCGAAGGGCATCGTGCAGGACCTGAAGCGTGACGTAAACCGTCAGTGCTACACGCCGAACTCTGGCGTTATCGGCACCGTCGTTTCAGTTGCTACTAACACCGTCACGTTTGGCACTGAGGCTGAGGTTCGTCGCCTCGAAGTCGGCAACAGCTACGACTTCTACGACGGCGATTACGCTTCGGACGACACCGGCGAGGTTCTCGTCAGCGTTGACATCTCCGCTAAGACCGCTACTTTCACGGGTCTTTCTGGCGTTGATGCCGGCGACTGGGTTGTCAACACTGGTGTCACGATGGGCGGCGCTGCGATCACCTCGAAGGCGACTGAGGACGCCACGCAGGAGATCCACGGCCTTGAAGACATCATCTCGGACGGTTCCAGCACTGCTGGTACTTCTGACGGTCAAGCTCCGGCTTGGCTTCACGGCATCGACGGTTCGGCTAACAGCACCTGGCAGTCTTATCAGGTCGCAGCTTCGGCTGCCCCGACCGACTCGGTGTTTGAGGAAGCCATGAACGAGGTTGAACTTGTTGGCGGCAACGAGCCGGACCTTATCATCACCAGCCACAAGGCAAAGCGTGCGTACGCTGCGACCTTGAAGAGCCAGAAGCGTTACCAGAACACTGTTGAACTGAAGGGCGGCTTCTCTGCTCTTACCGTTCAGGCTGGTAGTGGCGAGGTTCCGTTGTGGGCTGAGCGTGACTGCCTCGATGACGTTGCGTTCCTTGTGAACACTTCGCACCTCACCCATTGGGTGATGAGCGACTGGTCGTTCATGGACCGTGACGGTTCGGTGCTGAGCCGTGTTGCCAACACCGACGCCTACGAGGCTACGCTGTACAAGTACCATGAACTCGGTACTGACAAGCGTAACGCTCACGGCAAGCTGACTGGCCTTACCGTCTGATTCTGAGGGCGGGGCTTCGGCCCCGCCCCTGAATCCCTACTATGAAAGGAGGGCCTGATGGCTCTCACTATTGCAAAGACGGCTAGCGGCGTGATGGGCGACAAGCGCTACTACATTGGTACGGTTGCGTTTGACAACTCGTATCCGACTGGTGGCGAGGCGATCACTGCTGCGGAGCTGGAGTTCCAGTCTGCGGTTGACGCTGTCATTATCAACGCTCAGTCTTCGCTGGTTCCGACGAAGGTTGTTTCGTACGACCCGTCTACCGGTAAGCTGGTCATTAACGTCGAGGACGGCACGTCCGGTATTATGGCTGAGGCGGGTAACGCTTCGGATCAGTCCGGCGTGGTGGACGTTCAGTTCATCGCTTTCGGCGAGTGACATAGTCGGACCCGACATCCAGATGGAGCCCGCCCTTCGGGGCGGGCTTCTTCGGTTATGGTAGGATGTTGGCATGCCCCCGCATGCTGCACATTTGTGCGTTTCTCCTGATGGCCGTTTGGCGTATTTGTCTGTGCATAAGAACGCTTCGACTACGTTGAACTTTCATTTTCAACGCAGGTTGGGGTGGGGTCGTGCGTGGCCGGAGTGGTTTGGTCAGGCGTCCGGGTTGAAGGATCGGGTTGTTGATCCGGACCCGGAGGAGGTGTTGGTGGTTACTCGCCGGGACCCTGACCGGTTCTTTTCTGGGTTGGCGACGATTGATTATTCTCATGATTGGGCTGCGGCCCCGTGGGATGATCCGCATTTGTGGCCGTTGGGTAGGTTTCTCGCGCAGTGGCAGCAGTTTGAGGATCGGTTTGTGTTTGTTGATATTGACGATATTAATGGTTGGCTGGTGGGGCACGGGTTGCCTCCGACGGATGACCGGTTGAATGTGAGGAAGTTGTGAGTGAGCCGATTGTGTTTGATCCTCGGCAGCAGGTGGCGGATCGTTTGATTCGTCCGTTGCGTGAGGGTAAGCCGGAGTTGGGTTGGTCGGGTGATCCGTTTTTGGTGTTGGTGTTTGAGCGGATTTCGCAGCGGTGGGAGTTGTGGCGGAATGAGCCGGCGCCGGGGTTTCCGGATCGTCATGTGTTGGTGTCGAGGGGTCCGGTGGGGCAGGACATTAATGAGGATGCGATCAATTTGTTGATTCGCCAGTTGGTGAGGGCGGACACTCATCGGGAGGGCAATTCGGCTGCGGCGATTTCGGATGCGGTGGATCGGGAGAATGCCCGGTTGGAGCGGCGTCGGGAGTCGGAGGCGGTTGCGGCTACGGCTGATGCGTTAGCGAAGTTTTATTTTGAGGCTGGGCGTACGTTTGGTGTGGGGCGTACGGAGTTCTACACGTGATAGGATTGGGTTATGTCTGAGTTGATTTCTGAGTCGCAGAACGATTCGTATGCTACGACGGTTGGCACGTCCGCTCTCGTGTTGGTGGTGGGTGCTGGGATGAATCATTCGGGTTCGTCTATTGCGTCGGTTGGTTGGACGATCGAGTTGCCTCGTGTGGTGTCGGTTCATAATTCGCATGGGTCGCAGGTGTTGTATGTGGGTTGGGGTTCGGATGTTTCGACTTCGAATGGTTTGCCGGTTCCTGCGGGTGAGTCTCGTAAGTTTCGGTTGTCGTATTTGGATGAGATGTGGGCGGTTGCTTCGGGTGCGGACACTGTTGCGTTGGTGTCGGTTGTTCATGGTAAGGGTAATCCGACGACGTTTGACGTGTTGTCTTTGTCTCCGGCGTTGTGGTTGGATGCGTCGGATGAGTCTACGTTGTCGGGGCCGGGTGGCGGTGCCGTTTCGCAGTGGGATGACAAGTCCGGTAATGGCAACAACTTGACTCAAGCGACGGCTTCGTTGCAGCCGACAACGGGCACCCGCACGCTGAATGGCCTGAACGTCCTCGACTTCATTCCGAATGATGTCATATCGGCAGCGTCGTTCAATATTTCGCAACCTATAACCTTGTTCGCTGTAGCTACGCTAGATACGTCAGGAGCTACTCCGCAGTTTCTTGTAAACGGAAGTTCAACAGCATTCCAGGCAATCAATCAAACCGCTCGACTGTATTCCGGCACAAATCTTCAAGGCAGCACATCGCTAGCGTTGTCTACCGGTTTGCTTTTCCGATACACGGCTGACTCAACCTCGTCGTCCATTTATGTGGACGGATCGCTTGATGTTTCAGGTGACGCAGGAACCTCTGGGATGACTGTTTTAGATGTCGGTAACCAAGCTGCAACCGGTCGTCAATGGGATGGCACGATTGCCGAGTTGATCGTTGTGGACGGCACGTTGACGGCGCAGCAGATCAGCGACACCGAAAGCTATCTGGCAGACAAGTGGGGGATCACGATCTAATGTCTGAAACAATCGCACAGTCGCAGAGCGACACGTACGCAAAGTCGGTTGGCACTTCCGCTGTTGTGTTGGTGAAGGGCGGCGGGAACGGCCAGTCAGGGTCGGGTATTGTTACGGTTGGCGGCACGATCAACGTGCCTCGGAGCGTGGTGGTGCATAACGCTCACGCTTCGCAGGTGTTGTATGTCGGGTGGGGTTCGGATGTTACTTCGTCTTCGGGGTTTCCGATCGCTGCGGGCGGGTACATGGAGTTTGATTTGTTGTATACGGACGAGTTGTGGGGTGTCGGGTCGGGGGCGGCTACGGACACCCGAGTGTACGTGTTGCACGGAAAGGGCACATAATGTCTGAAACAATCGCACAATCATCCAGCGAAAACTACGGCAAATCGGTAGGCACCTCCGCTGTCGTGCTCGCCAAAGGCGGAGGCCGCCGCCACTCCGGGTCCGGCGTTATCACGGTCGGCGGCACAATCAACATGCCCCGCTACATTACGGTACACAACAACCACGGGTCGCAGGTGCTGTACGTCGGGTGGGGGTCTGACGTTTCTACGTCTAACGGTTTGCCGATCCCTGCCGGAGAGCATCGCACGCTTCGGGCCTGGTATGACGACGAGTTGTGGGCTATCGCTTCGGGGGCTTCTACGGACACCCGAGTGTACGTGCTGCACGGCAAAGGTGCGACTACGTTCTCTCCGTTGGATTTGTCTCCGGCGTTGTGGCTCGACGCATCCGACGAGTCTACGATCACCGAATCAGGCGGGGCCGTGTCGCAGTGGGACGACCTGTCAGGCAACGGCTACCACCTGACTCAAGCGACGGCTTCGTTGCAGCCCACGACAGGCACGGACACGATCAACGGCTTGAACGTCCTCCATTACGACAACGACTCGATGGTGTCACCAAGTCTTGCTTTTACGGGGTTGACGATGATCGCTGTGTTCCGGCATTCGTCTCAAAACTTCGTTTTGTTGGGTACAAATCAGGACCTCACCTACGCAGGCGTTGGCCAATCTGGTAGCTCACTCACAACATTGACCGGAAATATGGGCACGATGTCGCTTCGGTTTGATGGGACACCGTTTTCTGGGACGACTCGCGGCGACATTTACGATGAACTTGCTTCGTCTACAAAAGTTGTGACGGTGGAGCTGAGCGGATCGTTCACAAACGCGCTGGACCCCTTCGGCTACACGGGGGATCTTCTTCGGCCGGTCGGTGATATTGCCGAAGTCATTGTCGTGGATGGCACGTTGACGGCGCAGCAGATCAGCGACACCGAAAGCTATCTGGCAGACAAGTGGGGTATCACCCTCTCATGATAGGATATAGCCATGTCTGAAACCATCGCCCAATCCCAAAACGACAACTACGCAGTCTCCGTAGGCACATCCGCCATTGTACTCATCGAAGGCGCCGGAGGAAACCAATCCGGCCCAGACATCGCCACCATCGGCGGCACCATCGACGTCCCCCGAGAAGTAATCATCCACAACGCACACGCCAGCCAACTCCTATACATCGGATCAGGGTCAGACGTCACCACCGCCAACGGCCTACCCATCCCCGCCGGCGGATACAAAGAAATGAACATCCTCTACTCAGACGAAGTATGGGCCATCGCCTCCGGCGCATCCACCGACATCCGAGTCTCTATCCTACACGGCAAAGGCGACCCGGCGTAACGCCCGACCCGGCTATCTACGCCGAGGTTGGCGCACGGGAACCCCCCGATCATCTGCGTAAGAAGTGATAGACTGAGCCTATGGCTCAGCTTTCCGACATCCGCACAGAAATCCTTGAAACAGCCGGGCTCGCAGCAGACGACGCCCGATTCCCTGACGCCACGATGAACCGCATCGTAAACCGGGCTTTGAGGCAAATCAGTTCCGAGCACGACTGGCCGTGGAACCACGCACAAACCAACCTATCCACCACCGCCGACCTACAAACCATTACCCTTCCCGCTGCCGCCTCCAAAATTCTGCGCCTTGAAATTGCGGGACAACAACTCCTACAACTCTCCTCCACCGAAGGCGGCTCGTACTCGCAGGACCGAGGCCAGCCGCAAGCGTACTGGATTGAACACGAAAAAATCCATTTCGCTCCCGTCCCAGACGGCGTGTACACCGTATACACCCTGTATTCGGCGTACGAAACAGCGTTGTCTCTTGACGCCGACGCCCCAAACCTGCCGGACCGGTACCTTGATTGGCTTGTGCAAATCGCTCTCGTACAAATCTCGCAACGTATCCGAGACACGGACCTGTACCAGATGGCCGACCGAGAACGGCGCATGTGGGGCCGGCGAGCAGCGGACGAGGTTCGCCGCAGCGGCCAGTCAATGAAACTGAAAACCCGTTCTGATTGGTGGGTCTGATGCGCCAGTCGGTACGGATCTACCGGGACTGGCGGCAAGGAAGCTCCGGGTCAGCGGACCCGGCAGCGGCCGAATACAACTCGGAGAACGCCCAACTTTACGAAAACGGCACGTTGGGTCCCCGCCCGGGGTGGAAAGAAATCACCGAGTCGGGCACGCCCGGCATGGATCAGGCCGCCGACGAACTCGTCGGCGTTCAATGGTATCCTGAAACGGACGGCGGACAAAACCTTGCCGTTGTCGTGTACGACACGACCGCTACCGCTCACGCTTTCGACACGTTCGATTTGGATTCGGGGTCGTGGGACAACAACCTTCGGGCGTTGGCTGATTTGGCTGACACCGGCGCAGAACTTTCTCCCGCCTTGTACGACGATTCCCCGAAGGCCCCGGTAGCTAACGACGGGTCGATCATTACGTCGATCGGGCCGTACCTGCTGTTTGCTACGGCCACGACGATCGGTACCGTGTCGGCTGTGACGACAGCGTCCGGCGACGCTCGGGCTGCGGTCGTGAACCGTGAACGTGCATACTATTACGGGATCGCGTCGAAACCTGGCCGCATCTTTTACTCTAACGCAGCCGATTTCTCAACGATTGGTTCTACATCGTTCTTTGATATTAACGCTGACGTGGACTCGGTCGCAGGCGCCCCGATCGGGTTGTGGTCTGTGAAGAACTCGCTGCTGATCGCATGCAAAGATAACCGTTGGCTGGTGTTGACGGGCGCGTCGCCGGAGAACGGCACGTTGAAAGAGTTAGGTAAGGACGTTGTTCCGTTGCATGCGACCGCTACGGTCGTGGACAACACGGTCTGGTTCTTGTCTCCTACGGGGCACGGGATTGTGGCTGCGGCGCCGGGGTTTGTTGAAACGGAGCAGCTGGCGCATTTGTCTCCGCTCGCATATCCGGGGTCTACCGAATCTCGTCCGTCTAACTCGTTTATGCCGCAGTCGGGTTGCGGCGACGACGTGAACGGGTCGCTGTTTTTGCCGGGCAGGAAGTTGTCTAACGACACGAGCATTCTTGCGGTGGAACGCACGAACCAGGTGTTTACGTTGAGCCGGTGGGTGCGTCAGTCTACGACGGAAGACGTCGTGTTTTCGAAGGGCCGCCCGAACGAGTTGTATTGCGCGGTCGATAACGCAACCGATTTTGCTATGTATTCCCGCAATTACACGTTGAACCGTCCCGCTAATTCGGGAGATTCGTTGAGCGTGGCGCTCGGGTTGGAGGCGGACACTGCGTCTGGTACGGATGTGGTCGTTGATTTGGGTGAGCACGCCGCCGGGCAGGGGATGGTGGTGCGTCCGGTGAAGGTTGTTGCCGACATTGATTATTGGAAGGGCGGCAACTATTCGGCACCTGAGTTTGCGGTGGACGCTACCGTGTACGGCACGGAGGCTGCTACGCCGGAGGATGTGATGGCTCAGCAGGCGGTGACGACTTCGGGGTGGACGGACACGGTGGGGGATGTTCCGTACAAGCGGCGGGTGGCGGTGGCGTTGCCGAACCTTCAGTTTGGTACACGGTTCCGTATCCGTTTGACGTTTGACAATGTGGCTATTGACACGGTTCAGGTGTATTACGATGAGCAGGACGATATTCGATGAGCGGCAGGACGTTTACGTACACGACGGGGTTTGATTCGTTTGTGAAGACGTTGTTGCCGGAGGTTGAGGCGCCGGTTCGTCGGAAGGCGGGCGGTGTTGGCGACGGCATGTTGCGTGACGTTGAAGAGTTTATTAACCGGTTTTGTGTGACGGCAGCGAACGATGACGGAGATTTGACGTTTGATGCTGCGGGTACGTACACGTTTGACGGGGATCTGGTGGTGAACGGTATCACTACGTTGAATGGCGACACGACCGTAAACGGCGATGTTACGGTCGAAGCGTCATTAGGCGGAGGTTTGACTCTCAACACATCGGTGGGCTCTCAGGTGCGTTCGTGGCTGTCCACGCACAACGCTGGATGGTTCTTTGCTCCCTCCACCACTGGCTACGACGAAGGCGAAGTTGGCATTATTCCATCAAATAGAACGGCGGCTAACGAGTTTTGGTCGCTCGTTCTCCGCAGCCCAGCGTACGACACGGCTAGCCGGGCGTACGCAGAAATCACACTAAACGGCGAAGCAGAAAACGCAGCGACCGCAGAATATATTGGACTCAATGCGGGGTCGTGGGATGCGTACGTGGGCGGGGTCAACGGGGTGTCGGTAACTTATCTTGGCACGTTGTGCATGTCGTTCAACACCGGTAGAAACATGATTCTCCCGTACCAGTTGCGGGGGGCTTCTGGGTCGGCAGGGACCCCGTCGTTTAGTTTCAGTTCAGACACCAACACCGGAATGTACCGGTACGGCACAGACGAAATCGGGTTCTCCACTGGCGGAACCTCACGGTTCCAAATCCAGTCCTCTAACGTGTACGTCCCCACGGCCGGAGGATCATACGTGGCTAACAGCCCCCCGACAACGTCAGGAACCCCCGCAGAATGGGGCACCGTCTTCGGCGTACAAGTCTTGAGAAACAACACCTCTACCGACGTAGGCAAACGAAAAGTTCAAACAGATTTGGAAGGCTGGCTCACCCCCGACATGGTGGACCAAGTCGTGCCTAAAATGTGGACCCGAGATCACGCACCTGACTTTCCAGAAATCGGCCCGATGGCTGAAGAGATGGACGCCATCTCTCCGTTTCTTGGCGTTCACGGAACAGACAAAGACGGTAATCAAATCCTTACCGGTATAGACAGAAACTCGTACCTGTCTCTGCTAGTGCTAGCAGTCAAAGATTTGCGGCAGCGCATACATTTGCTAGAAGCTCAAAGCAATAGACCGGTGTGATAGGCTTAGGGCATGAATGAGCCGACCCCCATCACTTTCACCGACGAACAACTATTAGCAGCGATCAAAGCAGCACCAGAACCGATCCAAACCCAAATAGCGATCATCGCTATGCAAATCGAACTCACCGACCGGCGCGCAGCAGACGAACAGGAATGACCAATGGCTCTACTAACTTCCGCAGAGATGGCGGCTCTTGCTGCGTTGCCGCCAGAAGAGCTTGAGGTTCTTAGACAGTTTGCTGCAACAGCGACCCCGCAGGAGCAAGAAGAACTTAGGAACTTTGCTGCGACCGCTCCTTTAGAGGAACGTGAAGCGCTCAAGCAGTTCTCTTTGACTGCTACTGAGGAGCAGAAGGCAGCCCTGCGGCAGGCGGCGGCGGAGGCTGCGGCAGAAGCCGCAATGCAGTCGGCGGATGAGCAGCGGAAAGCTCAGAACCCTGCGTACGCTGCGTTTCTGCAGGCTCAGGGGTTGTCCGAATCGCAGATCGACGACGAGATTGCGTTGCGTCAGTCGTTGTTTCAGGAAGACGCCCGCCGGCGCAGCGAAGCGTACGCTCGGGCAACTGACCGGGCCATTGAGGGCACGCAAATGGATTTCGAGAACCGGGGGTTGTTCCGGTCCGGTACCCGCCTGAATCGTGAAGCTAAAACTCGGGAACGTATCGGGTTTGATTTGGAGCAGGAGCAGTACACGGCTCAGCGGGCGCAGGAGGAGTTGCAGCGCCGGTTGGAGCAGGAGCGGTTGGGGCTGTCTCGTGAGGCGGCGGCTATGCGTTTGCAAATGGCGACGGAGGCGGCGGCCAATGAGATCGCTACTGGCGCCACATCTACCAGCCCGGCACCTAGCTACTCTAGCCCAACGTACACGCAACCTAGAACATCCACTACTTCTACTAGCAACACCACTACCACGAGGAGATCCGGCACCGGCGGCTGGGGCTCCAACTACCGCTAGTCAGCAACGACCCGAAGACGAGATTCATAATGGCTGAACTTGATCGCAACATGAGCGAAGGTGAACGTCGGGACATTGTTCGGGCGCTCGCTACTCGCACGGACCGAGGGCACGAGATCAAAGAAACTACGGTCCAACCCCAGTATGATTACGCTGCGGCTGCGCAAGCAGCGATGGCCGCTGACCCGGTAGACATTCCGCCGGAAGCGCTAGCTGACCTGTCTGCACGCACGAACGCCCCTTCGGAGGCGGGTTCTCTTTACGCTGAAGCGCAGCGGGCTATCTTTGAGGAGGGCCGTGGGCGTGAAGGCGAATACAGCGATGTTTGGTTTGACGATCATCAGGGCGTTGTTGATGCGTCTGTGTTTGCGCTGGACGAGTACCGGGCTGCGGTTGATGCTGCTCGGGCTAATGCGCTTGCGGCTTCTGCAACGTCGGCGTCGGCTAGCGGACTTACCCCCAGGCTCCCTGACGGGCCGGGAACCGGACCCGACACCGGAGACAATCCTTTAGATCCGTGGTGGAGTATGCTCACTACTGGACAGCAAGACCGGCTTGCCTCTGTGGTACAGACGCACACAGACACAGTAGATATGTTCGATGCGCAAAGCGATGCGGCTTTCCAGCATTACCTAGACTCGGGGTACACGTGGGAACAAGCCCGCCGAGAGGTTTACACATACCTGACCACTGAAAAGCAGCTAAGCCCCAACGAGGCGATGGATCTGCTTTCTCTATACACAGCTAAGTGGGAATCCGTATTCAAGGGACAAGAAATCACATACGATCCGGCCGCCGGCATGGGGCCAGGAATCACCGGCCCGTATCTTCCCACCCCCGGGGTTGGGACGGCGCCACGCCCACTCTCCAGCAGCCTAAACGTCAGATAGGCAGGTACTCGCCGTGCTATCCGCCGCCTTCGGCATCTCCCCCTCGGGGGCTCAATCATCTACCGGGACACCGACGACCACCACGTCCGGGCCCGGCCTGTTAGAGTGGGCCACCGGAAACACCAGCCAGCCCCAGCAGGTCACCCCTGCCCCTGCCACAACATCTAACGCTCCTAGCTTGCTTGAGTGGGCAACAGGCCAACAGCCTGCTGCTGATCCGCAGCCTACGCAAGCGTTCAGCACCGACAACGTTGACGTAGACCGGGGCATGCGGGTCATCGAATGGGTTGTTGAACACCAAGCCGTTCCGACCGGTGACGATGACCAGCAGCTCCGAGACATGGTAGGCACATTGGCCCGCCTATATTACTCAGACGACGAAGACATTAAATCTTCTGCGGAAGAAATCATGCTTGCGGCATCCGATGTTGTGCCCCCAGAAATGTGGGCACAGTACGGGCTGGCAAAGTTCACAGACGAAGAATCCGGATTCGACAACTTCGGTAACCGATTTGTGGACACGGCTAAACAGTTTGGCGGCACCGCCGTTGATTGGGGGTTTGGCGACAACCCGTTCGGCAAATACGTAGGCCAGCCCCTAGCTATCGGCATGTCGCACATGCAACAAACCGCGCTCAACACAATGTCTGCTGCTAGGAACGGACGCATTGGCGACGCACTAATGATCCTGGCCGAAGGAGTAGCTGAACCTGCCACACTAGGAATGATCGACACCGAAGGTGGGGCTGTTGACCGGGAACTTGCCCGATGGGATATCGACAGCAACGGGTGGATGGACTTTGCCGAAGCGCTCGGCTACAACCCGAACTCTTCCGGCAAAGGCGGACGGATCGGCGGGGTCATATTTGAGATAGCGAACTTCGTTGGCGGCGAACTATTTGACCCGCTCAACTACCTCACCCTCGGAGGGGCGTCCGCAAAGGGCGGGCTAAACATGGTAGAGGAAACGTTTGGCACCGGCGCCCGCCTAGTCGTGGAGCGAGAAGGGCTCGATGCTGTCTTGAGCGCTAGCGACCAGGCTCTGTTGAAACGTAAGCTAACTGCATCTTTGGAGACCGCGTTCGGGGAGGAAGGCCGTAGACGTGCCGCCTACGAGGTGCTTCGCAGAATGGACTTCAGTCAGGTAGCGGACCGCCGAGCGCAGGAAGCTATCCGAGCTATTCAATCCGGGCGGGGCGTTCACGTAGCCGGAGTTAGACTCCCTGGGTCGGAGGCTATTCAAAACTTCCCGGGCCGTCAGAAAGTAGAATACGCCGGACGGGCGGACGAGATTGCCCGCCGCAAACTGCTAACGCCTGACCCGACCGATATTCGCCCCATTGACATGCAGTTCGGTAAGCGTGTGAGTATTCTGGACGGCAGGTTCATTGACGGAGACGAACTGCGGGACCTGATAAATTCCCCGCTTGATTTGACTCCGGCAGCAGAAACCGCAGCGGCTGCTCGGTACCAGTTCGGGGTGTCAGCACCTGACGGAACCAACATGGCTACGGGCCGGTTTACGTTGTACGACGAAGGAACTGCGATTATTGACGACGTGACCCCTGCGGACGCCGCAGGGTCACTTGTTGATGTCAACAGTCGCCTGTTGAACGACATTATTCCTACGTTGGAGGAATCCGGGTTCCACACTATCCGGGTTCGGGCAAACGGAGAGCCGTGGTCGTGGACTAACCAGGGGTTCGTGTTGGACACGGCACGCACTAGCGAGGTGCTGGACTGGCTGGATCATTTGGATGCCCGGCTAGGCCAAATACTTTCGGAAGAAGGCGCGGCGCCGGCGGCGGGCAAAGCGCTCGGCGGCGGGTCGGATCGGTTCGGCAGGTACGCTGCGATTCGTAACCTGCGGGAACGGATCGCTGCTGCCAGAGACAACCCTAACGCAGCTAATCTGTTCGACATAGCGGACCCTGCGGGACCGAATTGGAAAGCGATCGGGGAGCTTATCGACGGCGATTGGGGTGTTGTCCCGATGGTGCGGGGGATCACGAACGTTCCGGGCAACGGGCACATTGCTCGTATCGTGTCCCCGGGTCTAGCTCAACGAATCCGGCAGTCACCCTCGGGACAGTTCTTCGGTGACCGGTTTACTCCGAGGGCTGGTGTTCGTCGCACGTCGGGCACTCAAACCTCTGAAGGCATGTATCGGTTGCAGCAGCGAGCGAAGTTTACTGCCGAGAACCAGTTGGATGACAACATCGGGGCTTTGACTAGACTAAAGAAAGAGGCTTACTCCGAGTTCAAGGACGATCCTTCGATTGTGGATGACATTGTTCGAGAGGCGTTGGAGAAGACGGATGAGCCCGGCAACATTTACGGCCCGGTCGGAGATCCGATTACCGGCCCGGTGGTTGTGGCAAAGCTGGATCATGAGGATCTGTTAGCTGCGGAACTTCAGGCGTTGCGAAACACGGGCAAACATGCTACTGCTGAATACTTGGAGGCTATTCACGATCTGCGTAAAGCTGGGGATGATGCTGCGGTCATGGCTGGGCTACCGGAAAACTTCCTGCGAGAAGGGTACTTTCCTAGAATCCTTACTCAGGAGGGTGAGATAGCGGTCAAAGAGAACGCTTACCTGCTGGAGAAGTTCAAGCTGGACCCGAACAGTTCTGTGTCGTTGCATGAACAAATGCATCAGAAGCGTCGTACGTTGTGGCCGGAGGCTACGATTGACGAGGCCAATGAACTAGCTAGGGACTTGTTCAATCTAGAAGACGGCGTCAAACTGTTTGAAGACGACCCGCTGGTGGCGTTTGCTTTGCGGTCGAAGTCTTCGTTTACAGCAGCAGCCCAAATGGACATGCTGGACGGGCTGGTGGACCTCACGGACAACACCGGACGCAGACTGGCTGCGTGGGGCGAAGGCGCTGTGGGCTACAACGATCGGGCGTTTCGTCAGCTTGAAATTCGCATGCGGGAAAAGGGATTCAGCATGGTAAAGGTGGACACGCCCCGAGGTCCTCTCTACACCACCCCCGAGATTGCGAAAGAAATCGACAACATCCGGAAGGTAATGTTCAACGACGAAACGTTGGCACACTTCCGGGCGTTTATGGACAAATGGTCTCAAATCTGGGGCACCTATGCTACGGTTCCGTTGGCCGACGGCCTCGGGTTCCATATGCGTAACGCCTACGGCAACATCATGTTGAACTTGACGGCGGGGGTAACAACCCCAGATGTTTACTGGCACGCCGCACGGCTTCAGAACGCTGGCGCAAAGGCGCGCCGTCGCCTCGGTGCAGTGTCAGGAACCGGCGACCGCCACGCTGTGTTTGCGGGCATGTCGTTTGACGACATTGTCAAGAGCGACCACCTCGGGCTGTCTTCCCGGGATCAGGCATTGCTGATTGGTGCCCGAGATCGAGGCATTATCGGCAACGGCTTCTTCCAAGACCTTGCCCCCGACGAACTGAGCAACGTGTACCGGGCTACCCCTAAAGGCAAAGCCGGTAAGGGGCTTCAGGTAGTTGGCGACAAGGCGCTGGACAACCCCATCGTGCGGCGAGGCCGTGCTGTCGGCACAGCGGTGGAGAACAACGCCCGCCTCTCTCACTACATTGATCGCATCAACAAAGGGTTCTCGGCGGAAGAAGCTGCTGCGTCCGTGCGCCGCTACCTGTTTGACTACGGCGATCTGACCCCGTTCGAGCGTGCCCACATGCGATCCATCTCTAGGTTCTACACGTTCATGCGTAAAAACACGGCGCTTCAGACGTGGGCTATTATTCACAACCCGGCCGGCACTGCACGACAGCTTCGTGCTCACCGTTCGATGGTGCCGCAGGACGATGAGGACGGCGGAATGCGTGGCTTGATTCCTGAATGGGCTAAGGAGCGAGGCGTGGTGGGTACGGCGCTAATGGGCGGCGTTGCGATGGCCCCCGAATCCGTGTTCAACGCAGCCTTCGACCCGTACAACGCTGCGTGGAAAGTCATAGACCAAATCCCGGGGCTAAAAGAACTTCTCCCCGGCGAAACAGAAGGCAAAGACACAGCGGCTGCTCTTACCCAGCTGATGTCCGGCGGCCCGATGTCTGTGTTTGAATACATTTTCGAGATCCGATCAGAAGAAAATTGGTACGGCAAAGACATTTCCGAACGAGGAACCGAAGGCGACATTATGGCGTTCGCTGACGCCATCATGCCTCTGTGGGGGCCGGTGGACCGGATGATCGCTGAAATGTCAGGAGGCGCCCTCGAAGGAACCGGCGGCCTGTTTGGAACTGGCCTGGGAAACAACCCGACCCCGATGCAGACAGACATGTCTCTGGGGGCTGCTCTGGTAAAGAACGTGTTTGGCTGGAACGTGGTGCCACTAGGCGACGCAGCCCAACGTTCCGTAATCTTTGGCCTATCCGACGAACTAGACATGATCCTTGACGAGGCGAAACGTCGTGGCGTGGACATCGGAACTCAGCAAGACCTTCGAGCGATGGGTTTGATCCCGGAACTTCCAGACATCGCAGAAGACATTGGCGTGTCCGGCAGCCGTGCCGAGTCGCTCATTATTCGAGACCGGCTGGAACGTTTCGGGGTTGACCCGATGACTGACCCAGAATATCTGTCAGCACTGGAACGGGAACAGCGCCTCGGGTACGAGATTATCACGGAGGCAGACATTGCGGCGTGGTCTGACCAGGCAGGGCTGTCCCCGGAACAGACGGTGGCTCTCGTTGAGGACTTAGAGGGCAGATTCACGACTCGGGAAACCCGGGGAGATGAGTACGCCGTGGAGCTTGGGTGGACTCGGCCTAGTAAAGATGGCGGCGACCCGGAAGGCGTGGTGGATTTCCGAACTAAAGCGCACTACAACGCCGCTAACCCGGACGATCCGTTCACGGATTCCGACGGCAACATCATCACACTGGCTGACTGGCAGCAGTGGGTTGAGGACGCTGGAGTGCGGTACTTCGATCAGGCCGACGAGAACGGTGATATGTATGACACTAGGTCTATGCGATCAGGCGACCTCGCAACGTCCGTCGGGCTGGTCAACGCCGAAGGAGAGCCGCTAAGCAACAACCTTACGAAGGCGTACTACAACTTGAACAACCCGGACGACGTGTTCCGTGACCGGGACGGCAACACGATCACATACCGAGACGTTAAGGAGGTGTGGCCCGGTTCGCCGTTCTCCGAAGTCAAAGCCTGGGCGTTGTCCGTTGGGTACCAAATCAACCCGGACACCTCGTCGCTACCGAAGGACGTTCGGCAAGCATACAACGAGGCACACCCCGACACTCCGTACTACCTCCCGACAGAGTGGGTGCAGGCCGGATACAACCCGGTGCAGGGAGTTTACCAGTGGCGGGTTGATGGCACCGTGTACGAATACTGGCCTGACGGAATGTCCGAAGACAACTGGTGGATCACCGATCGTCCTGCGACAGCGACCGGAAGTTCTGCAATACTAGATTCCGGGTCCACCGGCAGCCTGTCCAGCGCCCTGTTCGGGGACTGAAAGAGCCGCCCCGAAGGGCGGCTCGGTCAGAGATACATGGCCCCCTCTCAGAGGCTACTGGCAAGACTCACAAGTCTCCGGGTCTTCAACCCCGCACGCCAGATCCTCGTATTCGTAGGCTGACCAGTCGATGTCCTCAACGTGAGAATCAAACTCCGACTGGGCTAAATCAGTTCGTTCAATATCCAAATCAGCCCCGCCCCGCTTTCTTTGACACGAACGCAACCACCGGCTTGATGCCGGCAGACGCACCCGCAGCAACAGCAACTTTCCACTCGGAAAGCCCGATACCGAAAATGTTGTCAAACACTACCGCAGTAAGGAAGCCGTCAGCTGCACGCCAAGCGACTCGTTGAGCAAGGTCCTTGTATGTTTCCATGTTTCTATCATACCATTCTCTTGTAGGTGTAAGAATTCGGGGACGGTACCCCTTGAACAGGTCAAACCGGCGGCGGGTACCCCACAACCGGGATGTCGTAATGTCTCGCTGAGCCTGCAACCTCAACATGAACGCCAACTCGTCGTCAATCATCGCCGGGTAATGTCCTTGTACTCGGCCTTCGACACGAGGCCCGGCACCGTAAAGTACCCGCCGCACGCCTGACATTCACGCTTCTGGTAAGACACACCGCTCTTAGTGGTGGTGTACCCCCGCCCGTGCGAATGGTCGCTGCCGCACTTCGGGCAGCCAGTAGCGTGCAGCACCGGATGGTTCGAGATCCACGGCCGAAGCAGATGGTACAGTTTGGGCAGCAAAGCGACGTCCTGCTTGTTGTACCGAACCATCTTGTCCCACGACTTCTCGTCGCCGGCAAGACACCCGGCCCACAACTCCCAACCGCCGGTGGACACTTTACCTCCGAGGCCGAGGGCTTCGCACACGTCTCCGAGCCGGTTCGACGTCAACTTGAAATGTCTGCGAATAACGGACAGCGTGTCAATGGATTGGAACGGCGACGGCGGCGTCATGCCAAGCAACAGCATACGGCCCTGCGCCTTCTTGATGTCAAACCCGTTAGCGTTGTGCCCTACGACCACGTCGGCTTCGTCAAACAGATCCCACAGCTTGTACACCATGTCGCTATCGTTGTGAACGTCGTCTCTAGCGTCCATCGCATGCGTGCGCTTCTCTCCTTCCCATTGCCAGGCGATCGAGGCGATGCTCCACTCTCGCTCGATAGACACAACGGAGCCGTCCACAAACTTTGACCACACGTGGGCGAGCAACGGGAACGTTTCAATGTCGAAGTAAAGGATTCGGGGGCTCATTGCGGGTTCCTATCAGTATTCGTCTGGGAGGGGCAAGCCCTCTCGAATAATATACAACTCTAATTGATTGATCCTGCGGCGAAGCCGCGCATTTGATTCTTCTAAATTGGTGATGCGGGTTTCTAGCACGTCCACCCGGTGCATCACCGTTTCGAGGGTGTCGTCGTACACGGTGTGAACTACTTGCAACGTGTGAGCGTCAGTTTTTTCGGCTTCGTTGCGTGCCCGAACGACAGCCATAATTCCAGAACCTACCGCTCCGAGAGCACCAGACCCGAGAATCGCTGCTACTATTTCGGTGTTCATTTCTGTCCCTCAGCAATGTTCCTACGCTGAATTCGGAAAGCGTAGAGGGTGGCCCACCCGGGAAGTATCCAGACGACGGGCCACCCCACGAGGGCAACGTATCCTAACAGTTCGGACCAGTGTGCCCGGTCCGGGTTACCAAACACCAGCCAAGTGTATGCGGTGGCGTACGTGAACGTGAGTGCCGCCGTCCCCAACGACAGCCAGCTCCAAGTAGAGCTGAACTGGGCTTTGCCGGTAGATAACTGGCGCCAGCACACGAGGTGTGTGGCGCAGGCAATCCATGCCCAGCATGCGGAAACGGCGGTCACGATCATACGGCTAGTCTACCAGACGCCTACGGATCTCTTCAATGGTGGATTCGGAGATCCCAGATGTCTTGATAGGAAGCTTTTCTAGGTTAGATAGGCGGGTACGCAAGGAAGCCATAGACACTTGCATGCCTTTGACCAGCATAGACAACTCTTCGATGTCTCGCAGCATGTCGGAGGTGGTGTCGTCCGGGTCAGGCGCCGACACCGCAGCCGCCGCTGCACTCAAGTCCCGGCGGATAGCGTCCAACTCAGCCCGCCCGTTGTTGCCCGGGCATGCCGTAGCGGACCGGTCCGAATGTCCCCGCACCATCGCAGGGTTGCCGAGGGTAGCCCACCGGGCCACCGTCACCAGCGACCGGTGCTGCTCGGGCGTGATGACCGGGTCGTTGCCCGGGATGTGAACGGTCAAAGCGTTCGCTGCCAGCGACGTAGACGACCGCCGCAAATCTCGCCCTTCCCAGATGTTTCCGTCAGCAAACACGAACACGTGGTAGAAGATGTCCGACCAGCCCTTAGTGTTCTCATGGTACCGTTCGATGCCTAACAGCCACTGCCGCTTGTCGCCGTAATGCATGCTGGCCGGCCCCGGAGCCCCGGTATGATGCAGCTCAAACTGGTGAATGTCGGACACGCTGCGGGTAAACTTGGCGGCAGGCTCGTCCACATCCCACCCTTGCCGCTTCACCGACATCATGTTGATGTAATCATCTAATCTTCCCATGTCACTCTCCTTCGTTGTTGTCTACGAACACGTCGCCTGCGGGCATCGCCCACACACGCTTGTACTGCCCGCCGAACGGCGGAGCTTTACGGGTCTGCTCGGCGCCGTACTCGGCGGCCAGCAAACTACTGATCGTGCGCCCGTTGTTGCCCGGCAACGTGAACGCCCCCGACCGTTTCACGTCGGCAACGAACCCGGCCACCTGCACATACAACACGTCGTCTTCGATCCACACGTTCTCCGAAGCGAACCGGTCACCCAACGCCCACTCCAAAGCGTCCAGCGTAGGGTTCGTGGACGTGGCCGCCTGCGTGGTACTGACAATGCCGGACCAGTCCGGGTCGTCCAGCCCTTCAGCGCCACGCATAGCTAAGAAGTCGTTGAGGATACGCCAACCCAAATCCAACACACCCAGGTTGTACCGCACCCGGTCCGGCAGCGACTGCGGGCCGGACGGCACGACCGACACGGTTGAATCCTCCGAGATGGACTTGCACACGAACGACAAAAACGAGTACGCCAACGTGCCGTCCTCGGCGGACTGCACGAACCGCAACGCCCGCTCATGGCGAGGATCTCGCACCTTCGGCCGGTGAACGTCCACCAAAATCATGCGCTCAGCGTGCGACGTTTCCGTAATGGACTGCTCTCCGGCAATAACGATCGGCGCTTCGGTACGGATGTATGCGATCTCGTTCCACCGGTCCCCACCCATCGACTTCGCTGACGGGTTGCCGTCGTAGGCGTCACGAGACAGCTGCTCCAGCCGCTCCAGCGTGGCGCTGCGAGCCCCCGGCCGGTACTCGTCGAACACGACAGGGAACCCGTTGGTGGCGTTTACCAGCGACTCAACAGCGTACGGCGTGGACGATGTCAACGTTTGAAAGATGTGCGACCCGGTCAGCACCGGGATGATGGCTTGGGCGGTTGTGGTCTTACCGGACCCCGACACCCCGGCGAGGTTCAACACCGGGAACTGGGGGAGAAGGGACCGGAAGGGGGCGACCGCCGCCCAAGCCAAGATCGGATCAACTACGTTGCGTTCATTCATCTCCCGCATAGCGTAGATGAGTCGGTGGTCACCTCGGCCTTCGGTTACCCGAATGTCCAAGTTGACGATAGAAGCGCCCGGCACATACCGGACAGGCGAATCACCGATAGACCCGCCGTCCCACACGATGTGCCCGTCGTGGAAACCGGCAATGTCAGAAGCCGATTCTTGCGGCACGAACAACGACCGAAACTTGAGGCGAGACGCCAGCACCGCAGTGTCCGTGTCGCTCCCTGCCCACACCAGCCCGTGCCGATGCGCCCACTTACGAAACGAGTTCTTCGACCCGAGATCCGATGCCAGCAGCAACAACTCCCGGTTGCCGTCCGTAACCTCATACGACATGCCGCCGTCCTGATCCATCATAATCCTCGTGGGCGTCACCGTAAAGTCTGACAGCTCAGCTCCCGGGTCGCCGTTGTTAGACACCCTACGGTACCTGCCAGCGACCTCCACGATCCCGTGCATCTCCGACTCGTACCGTCGGGACCGGCCCAGCAGCCCCACAATGTCCACAACCGAAGACAAATCTCGGCCTTCGGGGACCGGCACAATGTACACGTCGTTGTTGTCCCGCAAGTAATCCGCCCACAACGTCGATGAGTCCCGGCCCGCCTCATCGCCATCGAGCGCAATATACACTCGGCGTCCAGCGAGCCGGGACTGCATCTTCTCGGGGCGTGTACCGGCCCCCGACGGTAGCCCCAAGAACACATAGTCCTGGGTGGCGCCGGTACCTGACCAGACGTCCGGTTCTCCCTCACATAGTACCACAGGACGGGCTCCGTCATCGAGCCACTCGCCGTAAAACAACGTCCACATGCCCCGAGTTCCCGCCGGCGACATGAACTTATCTCCGGGTCGGCGGTACTTGTACGCCACCATCTCGCCGTCGGCGTTCAAATACGGGGCTTTCACTTCCCCGCCCGTGTACGAAACACGAAACGTGCCTCGCAGGAACCCGGCGCTCAAGTTAGAAACAGAATCGTCCCGGTCCCGCATCCAAGATTCCAAATCTCCGGGCTGTTCCAACTCTGCCCACGTCAACATCTCGGCACGGGCAGCTTCAATGTCAAACGACCCGACCGTTGACAGCGGTTCGGGAGCCGACCAGGCATCTTCCAAGAACCGCACATACAACGTGCGGGCCATCGCCAACTGGTCAGAGAACGACTCACGAGTCGTGTCCAACTTGCCGATCAAGTCCAGCAGATCCCCGCCCTCGGACCGGGCCATGTCCCGCCACCGATCCACCACCCCGTCATCGTCGGCGGCGTAGCACGCCAGGCTCGGGTTCGAGTCTTGCCGCCACGGCGTCAGGTACATGAGGTCCCGTCCCGTGCGATCCACCGGCTCGTGCCCGGCAGCGTGCAGCACGTACGTGACCGGCATGCGAGCCTTGATTTCTTCTATGTTAGCAAACTCAGGAAATGTGCTCACGAATCCTCCTCAAGATTCTCAACGGAATGAAACACTGCGGCGCAAACCACGCCGGCCACCGCCCCGGCAAGGTGCCCCTCCCACGAGACACCCTCCGTAGGGATCAGCCCGCTAATGACGACAGCCAGCAAGGCCGCAGCCATTACCGCCTTAGATACGTAATACTTGTTGTCGAACGTGACCAGATGAGTTACGAAAACGGCGCCCACCAAAGCAAACAACACACCAGACGCACCGATGACCGTCACTCCGGGCTCACCGATAAACCACACGCCCACCCCGCCTCCCACCACACCAGACGCAACCACCCAAGACAGGTACGCTGCGCCTCTCGTAGCTGCCATGCCCCCGGCCAGCAGCAGCCCGGCAACGTTGCCCGCCAGATGCGCCCAGCCGCCATGAATAAACGCATACGCCACCACCCCCGGCACAACAGAACCGCCCCGGGGCACAACGCCGTAAGCATGCAAGCTGCCGTCACCGATGTACGCATCGTACAATTCGACCCCACAAATGAGGGTCACAAATCCGAGCAACACAGCCACTGCCTGCTTAGTCATATGAACTCCTCCGATAATCGTGGACGTGCCGGGGATCGAACCCGGGTACCCGCACCTGCACATGGCCGGTGCGGCGAAGCCAACCTTCACGCCCGTTGCCCGCCGGGTCCCGGGCCCTGCCCGGCGGGGATGTACTCACTACGGTCGGAGGGAGGAGAGGTGACCGCCTCTGCCCGGGCCGACGTTAGTGGATCAGATGGCCCAGGTGTCGCCGGTGTCTACGTCCTTCTCGAAGGACTCGGCGGCGGTAGGGGCCGGAGTCGGGGTCGGCACAGCCTTAAGGGCAGCGCCACCGTCCTGCTTCTTACCCAGGTAGACGTTCGTCCACTGGCCGTCCTTCGACAACTTCACCTCAACCGACCACACCTGCCCGATAGCCGTCTGCACGGCGGCCTGCGGGTCAGCGTTGAGCATAGCGCCGGTCACCCCGAGCGAAGCGCAGTCACGGGCAGCGAACCCGGCGGCCTTCTCGGAGAACGTGGCGTTGAGCCAGATGGTACCGCCGCTCATGTCTTCGCCGTCGGCGCTAACGCTACCGTCTTGAGCGACAAACATGAACCCGGCCTTCGGCGCTCCCGCCTTCGACTCGCCAAAGTTAGCGGACTTGATCTCCGCAATGTACTTGCCGGGGGACAGGTCAATGGACGGGCCGAAACCTTCGCTGACGGCGTCCTGGAAAACGGATTCAAAGTTGAAACTAGACATTACTGTTGCTCCTCAATGGGTAGATGTTCTTGATTTGGGTCGATGGTGGACGGGTTCTTCAGTTCGCTACGCAACAACGGAACATCGTCCTTGTGCATGATGAACGTCTGCTGTACGAGGTTACCCTCGGAAATGGCGAGCTGTAAAGTCAATGCGACGATAGCGTGCCGTTCACCTTCGGTGCCGACAGCGTACGTCTTGCTCACAGCGAACCCGGTGATGATGGCGTTCGGTAGCTGCACAGGGTCAGTCACGGTTCATCAACTCCAGCATCTGATTAATGTTCCACGTCATCGTGTCCGTCTCCTCATCGAGGTCAACGGGCACAACCCCGTGGAACTGGCGCCGAAGGATCTTAGTGCGGTCGCCGGCCGTGATACCCTGGCGGGCGTCCACGATCAGTTCCCGACCGACGGTGCCGTCCGACCGCATGGTGCCCGGACGCAGGTATGCGATGGTATCCATCTGACCTGCGAGCGAGCGGGCCATGCTGCCCTGAATGTCTGGCACTACCCGATCCTCTCGGTGATTAGCGAGCGCCGTAATGATTACGACGTCCACGGGGGAACCCGGCAGCTTCGTCAGATCCCTGATATCCCGCAGCGGAGCATCCATCTTATCATAGAGTTGGCCCCAATCTTTCAGCTGAAATCCGGTGTCAGAGATCGACCGCTTCGCCTGCTTCTGCAACTCGGTGAGCGAGTCCAGAATCACGGAACGAAACGGATGATCGCCCTTCTGCAACCAGCGGGTCACACGCTCAATCATCTCCCAGTTGAGGACATGAACCACAACGCTGATGTCACCCTCAACGGCCGGCGGGGCACCCTGCGTCGGGTCCCACTGTACCGTCTCGGAGGACAACCAGTCGGTCCCTCCCTCAGCGTCAAGGATGAGCCGCGGCCCCGGGGCCGTCTCGGCCAGTGAGGTCTTCCCGGTCTTTGGCTCCCCGAACAGCAGGAGCCTCCATCGCTTGTTTACCATTGTGTTCCTTCCTGGCCCTTCGGCCGGTAATGAAGATCGACGATCATCTCAACGTCGTCCCCGTGTTGTTGAGCGAGACAAATGTCTTGCGCCCGACACTTCCATCCGCACTCGGTCGTCACGTTGTACAAATACACGCCCGACCCGACGTCCCGAACCATAGCGTTCAACGTGTCACGCATTGCGGTAGCGTGAGAAGCGTACGCATCCTCGTTCAACGGCAACCAGCTACGAGCATAGAACGGGCCGCCCTTCGTACGCTTCACCTTACGAATCTCCGTCACCCGCACCCGATCAGCACGCCACCCGGTAGACGCACGCACCATGACCGCATACCGGCCCAGCTGCTGAATGTGAGTCAACGCACCAGCCAACGGACCCACCGTCTTCCAATCGTCAATGATCCGCAAACCGTCATCCGTTTCGATCAACCGATCCACCCGGCCGTGAACGTTCACCGTCCACCCGTCAACCAGCCCAGTCACAGAGCCGACCACAGGCACCTCAACCCCGACGGTAGTCTCACCAAGATCCGCACCGTCCTGCGCCAGATCATCCAAGTGACCCTCAACCATCGTGTCAATCAAGTCTGCGTCGCAGCTCTCAGGGATCACACCATCAAACGTTTCCTCCGCCCACGCACGCCACGCCACGAGCGGGTCCCGCCCGGTGCCGTCATACCAGGCACCGAGCGCCTCATGCACCGCCGTGCCCGTATCCACCGTAGCCCACGGGCGAGTGCCGGCCGGGTAGTCCGGCTCCAACCCCTCCACATACTCCCAGAAGAACCGGCGAGGACAATCCAAGTAGGATTGAATAGCCGACTGGCGCACATCCATCGTCTTCGATTCGTAGTCAACCTGCACACGCAGGTTCGGGTCGTTAGTCATTGTTTCCTCCTCGTAGGCGGACACGAACTGCCCGCTGCCGTCTAGCCCACGCCGCCCGGGCAGCCACGCACGGCGGGGTACCTTCCCGGCGATGCCGGATGTAATCGTTGTGCCGGTCCTCAAGCGTGTAATCTTCGCAACGTTTTCCCACAATCAAACCCTTTGCTCCAGCAACGCCCGAGCCTGGTCACGCAAGACCTGCTCAGACATCTCCCCTTTGGATCGTAAAGCCTCAATCACTGCCTCGTCAACCGTATCCTCCGACACAAGATCAATGATCGTGACATGATCGGACTCCTGACCGATGCGATGAATGCGAGCCTCCGCCTGCAACGACTGCCCAAAGCTGTAGCTGCGCTGCAAGAACACGGCCGTGTCAGCCGCAAACAAGTTGATACCCTCCGACCCGGCACCGAGAGTCACCAAAGCCACACGCGCATCCCCTCTTTGAAACCGCTGCACGTTAGCTTCTCTCAGCGCCGGGTCAACCGCCCCGGTAATCATCGCAGTCGAAATTCCTTTGCGGTCCAGTTCCGAACACGCCAACTCCACCAGCTTACGAGACTGAGCAAACACGGCCACCGGCCGGTCCTCACCCAACTCGTCCAACACCTCAAACAGCGCCGTGATCTTGTTCGACGGCGTGTCCAACGCAACCACATCGCCGTCGTCGTTCACGACCGGAGTAGCCGACGCGATCTGCGACAACCGAATCAGCAACGCCAGCGGGTCAGTCGCCACCAGAATGCCGTCGTCAATCGCAACGATCAAGTCCTTCACCATCCGGTTGTACGCCGTCCGCTGCTTCTGATGCAACTCCACCGTCCGAGTCTGATAGGTGACCGGCGGCAGATCCAACACCTCGTCCTTCGTGCGGCGCACAAAGTTCATATCAAACCACGCCTCAAACAAGTCCTTGCGGTCCTGCCGCAACCCGATGTCCTTCGGCCCCCAGTTCGTTTCGATGTACGCCACATAAGAATTGTGCCACTTGTGCCGGGAATCCCCGTACGTCGCCGGGTCATAGAACCTACCGATCGCCCACAAATCCCCCGGCGTATTCAACACCGGCGTACCCGTCAACGCCCACCGCCACCGTGCATTCTGAGCCACCGCCCACAGAGCCCGAGTCTGTTTCGAGCTAGCGTCCTTCGCACGGTGCGCCTCGTCCGCTATCACCACATCCCAGTCAATAGCATTCAACGGACCCGGCGTCTTCTCCTTGTCGGACAGCTTCTGCGACCCGTACCCTGCGACCCGAGACAGAGTACGCAACGACTCCCAGTTCACTGCCACCACCACGGGGGTGCCGGCGGCGATGTGTTCTGCGGCCTGATCCAGCGCTTCCTGTTTCTGTTTGGCGGTGCCGTTCACCACGATGCCGACAGCGTCGGGGTACCACAGCTTCGCCTCATCCACCCACCGGTACTTCATAGAGTTAGGGCACACGATCAGCGTAGCGGTGGCGCCCACGATGCGAGCAGCAGCCAGCCCTTGAACGCTCTTTCCTAGACCCATCTCATCCCCGAGGAGGCACCCTCGTCGGGAGATCATCACTGCGATCCCTCGCCGCTGGTACTCAAACAACCTCAGTGCAGGTGCAGCCTCATGTGCTCCGCTTGCGTCATCACCTGTAGGTTTGCCGGGTCGTTGTTCCGCTTGTCGTGGTCGATGTGGTGCACTATCTCCCCCGGCTCCAGCGGACGGCCCAACATCTGCTCCGCCACTAGCCGATGTTCGTGTACCCCGTTCCGCTTCCGGTACGTCTTGCCCTCCCCACGATCCCGCAAGGCGTCCCCCCGCTTCTCCGCTGTCTCCCGAGCAATCCGAGCGTTCCTCTCCGGCGTGTTCCGTGTCCGCAGATGGCAGGTCCGAGAGCAGAACCTCTGCTCCCTGCTCCACCCCTGAAACGGGGCGGCGCATCGCTCGCATGTTCGGCTGTATTTCTTGCTCATACTTATCTATCCTCTCCGTAAGTGCAGCAGGTATCGACCCGCCCTTGATCGCAATCATCTGACTACGGGTAGCCTGAATCGCAGACATCAACGAGTTAGCTTCCGGCGTTGGAGTGAACCCGGACAACTTGCCGAGATCATTAGCGACCGCCAACATCACCTGCGGGGTGATAGGGCCAGCCCAACACCCGGCCTGAGCGTCAACCTTCAACCCGGAAATCCGGCCGATGATGTCAGCCAACCGAGACGGCGCCCGAACCTCTAACCGCATCGAGTGCGGGTCTGCATGAACCTCGATCATCGCAACTCCACAGTAGACAACAACTTCTCAAGTTCTTCCCGAGGGATCAAGCTACGCACCGTGTCCGCTATGCGTTCCAGAATCAGATCCACCAGCATCGTAGCCACCAGATCCGACCGGTTCGCCAGCCGGTAATCTAGCAGCGAATTGATCGCCTTCCACCGCTCCAACAACGTGACGTCCGGCAACGCATCACCAATGGCGGCAACGTGACGGGCAACTTCCTCATCGTACTCACTCATAGGCTTCCCCGTATAGTTCAATGATCTCTCTGGCCCACGCCACCTTGTCAGCTACCCGCTGGCCCGCTGGCTGGTCCCGGGACCACAACTCTAGGTTCTCGATGCGGTTATCGTCCCGCACCCCGTTGATGTGATGGACGTTCTCTTGGGGGCGCAGGTCCCTTCCGAGTTTCTCGGCCATGCGTAGGCGATGCTGCGGGGCATACCCGCCCTTCGTAGCCATAGCGGCATGAGGCCCCTCCAAGCAGTGTTCCATGACGTAGCCGGAACTGGTGTAGTGGGTGCCCCCCTTCCATGCGTAACTCCTCGGGCCGGAACCTTCAGGACGGATAGACCCGCCCGCCCGGAGAATAGCGTTCTTTATAGCTGTAGCTGAAACCGAACGCTCCCTCCCCAGGCGGGCGAGCGAAGCCCCCGCCTCATACTCGGCCCGAAGGCCGGCATCTTGTTCCGGGGTAAACTTTCTGGTATTAGGCATAAGCCTCTCCCCAATGAGCGAACGGCCCCTCAACGTCGGCGGTCATGGGAATCTCCCACGAGTCATCCTCCATGAGGGCTCTGATTTCGTATGCCATGTTCGATTCTCCTGTAGGAATGTTCAAGACCAACTCATCGTGAACCACAACGATCAGGGTATCTGACAACCCGGCCCGGTCTAGTCTAATTATAGCATCTTTCAGCATGTCCGCCGACGACCCCTGAGCCAGGCCGTTCACTGCCTTGTAATATTCACCGTCGGGCATCGAGAAGCGGCGACCCCCCCGAGTCATGACGTACGCCAGGCCCTCGGTAGATGCCCGCTTCTCGGCCATCAGGGCTGGCTTCCCCGGGTACGTGCCGCCGATAGCGAAGTCGCCGGTGGCTTCTCGTATGCCCGGGAACTTCGCATAAACACTGGCAAGAAAGCGCTGGACTTCTAGGACGGACAGCCCCGAAGATGCCGCCAACGTCGAAGGCCCCGCCCCGTATAGGAGGGCAAGCATGATTACCTTAGCCGTAGACCGCCTGGCGTCACCCTTGCCGATGGTCGGATCGTTCCATGCCATCCGGGCAATGTGGGTATACATGTCTTCCCCCGCCCGAAAGGCATCGAGCAGCCCCTCATCTCCCGCCAAACAAGCCACCACCCTGGCCTCTTGGGAATCATAGTCGATCGCCCACAACTCGCACCCCGGCTCCGGCAACACACACCTACGAATCTCCCCGCCGCTACCCTTCGACGGCAACGTCTGCAACGCCGGGTTCGTGATAGACATGCGCCCCGTCTTCGCCCGCAACGTGTTGATCGACGGATGCACCCGCCCCTTCGACGCAGCAAACGGCTCCAGATACGCCCCGATCCACTTCGTCAACCGCTTGTATTCAATGATCTGCGGGGCGATGTCCGGGTGCCGTTTAGCCAACTGGCCGAGCACGATCTTGTCAAGGGCTGCCTGCCCTGTCTCCGTAAAATCGTCCGGCTCCCACCCGAGGTCACGAAACACCCGCTCCAGCTGCTGATTCGAGTTCGGGTTCGTAACCCCACGGGCAGCGAGATGATCTCGCAACTCGATCGACCGAGCCAGCCACGCCCGCCTAGTCTGCTCCGCATACCGGTGATCTATCCGCATGCCTCGCACCTCGGCCCGATACATGATCGCTGCGGTGTGCATCTCCCGCTCGTACGCCTTCAACATGCCGGCGGCCTCAACCTCCGGGGTCAATTCCCGCACCAGCCGCTGCGTCAACAACGTATCCAACACCCCGTACTGCCAGTACGCAGGCTCATCGACCGGCACCGTAGACCAATCCCAGCCACGCTCCGCCATCCGAGCCTTCAACAAGTTCTGCCCCGTCGTCGCCCACCGGCCCAACACCTCAGCCGACACGCCCTTCAACGAATGCCCGACATGCGGCGCCAACAAATGATGCAACACCATCCCGTCATGCACGTTCGCCCAATGCGGCACCGGGAACCCGTCGCCCTCCAACGCATGCATATCGAACCGGACATTCCAAAACGCAACCGGGTTGCCCTTATCTCGCAGCCGTGCAAGCGCAGCAGCGAGCGGCCTGCCCCACCAGCGGACAGGCACCGCCCACCCCTGATGGTCATCAGCAAACGTCACCAGCCGAGTGAAATCCCGCTCCGTCCAATCCAACCCGTGCGTCTCCGTGTCAATAGACACCATCCCGACGGCGCCCTCCACCCACCCGAGGAACGCATCCACATCCGCCGACGACTCCACGAGAGTAAGTTTCCAATCGGGCAGGTCGTGCTTCACGACAGCACCAGCACGCCAGCCTTCACCGCCGCGCCATACGAGGTCACCGCAACCTTGCGGCCACCGCCCCCGTAAAACACGCCGCCCGCACCGTCGCTCACATACAGGCCCGGCGCCCCCTCATACGTGGCAGGCACCCCCTCAGCATCGACACGTTCCGACTCCGACATCTCCGGCACCGGCTCAGGCTCCGGCTGCTCGGTCTCGGGGGCGGACGGCATTACGTCCCCCGCACATGCGGCGTACCCACAGATGTCCACCAGATGATCGACAAGATGCGGAGACGCCTGAATGCGGGCCACCTTCACCAACACCATCATGATCGCCGTATCGTACGGCGTAACCTCCGACCGGCCCTCCAAATACGTGCTCCACAGGTCCGCAATTCGACGGAAGTTCTCCTCCGGCGGAGCATAATCTGCGTTACGGTCAGACATCACCGCCTGCGTCGCCGCCTCAATAACGGCCTTACGGCCCTTGATCTTCTTACTCATCACGTTTCCTCCTCGGGGAAATCATACGGCTCTATTCCGGTGCGGCGCAACCGTTGCCGCTCCGCCGGCAGCAGGCCACCCCACATGCCGTACTTCTCGTTCGTGGACATCGCGACGTCCAAACACTGCCGCCGGGCAGAACACCCGGCGCAGACGCTACGGGCAAACGCCACCACATCCTCGTCCTCCTCCTCATAGAAGGCATCCAAGACAGCAGCAACCTCCGCCAGGTTAGCGGACCAAGAAACCGGAGAACACGCCCCCTCGATCTCCCGGCCCGCTACCTCGTCACCCATCAGACGTCAGCGAACAGGACCCCTCTCCTACGATCGTCGTAGGCGGATACTGCACCAACTGCTGCACCGTCGGGAGAGGGTCCTCCTCGTCGTCGGCGTCAACGTTATCCTCAATCGCCGCCGTGCCAACATCCACCGTGACCGTGTCCTCCGCCGCCTCACCCTCGCAACCGGCAAACGTCACCGCAGCAAACCCGACCGCCACCACCATCATCGCTTTCTTCACTTCGTTTCCTCCTCGGAAATAGTTGAACCGCCAACAACAACACACACCCAACCCAACAACCGGCACCACGCCCGCACCGGCAGGCACGAGCGCCGCTCCGGCAACGGGCGGGGACCCACATACGGCCCCGTCATCCGTACACCTCAGACAGCTGCTGAATCGACAACGCCACCACCGCAATCACCACACCAAACAACACCCCGTGCCACACATTCCAAACCCACTGCCTAGTTCTCGGCCTCACCATCAAACCCTTCCCCCGATCCGCCGCAACGGATCCAACTTGTCTGGAATCTTCCTCGTCAAATGGGCAGTCAAATACGCCCACACCGCCACCGTAGGCGCACGCCTCCGAGGCGAATCCAACGCCCTCCCGTACGACTGCGACAACGTGTCCCGCCCCGTACGATGGGCCCACCAGTCATAGCAGGCCACATACAACAACAACCCGACCCACGCCCGATCCCCCGACGTCACTCCGGCTCCAACATCCGCAACATGCACGCCATCGTCGCCGCCACCGCCATCTGAGTCGTGTCGTCATCGACACCATACGACGTCAACCCTGCGATCGTAGGCCGAAGCAACTCGTCGCACAACACCGTAATCAGATCCCGCATCTGAGGATCTTCCAAATCCACCCACGGCAACCGGCTCAACAACGACTCCCGCATGATCGCACCCGACCGAGACACCGCATACACGCTGCCCTCATCAAAGTACAGCATGGCGTTATCAACGAGCGCCCGCAAATCTACCGGGTCCTCCTCGTCCAACGCATCAAACAGTTCGCCGTGATAATCCGGCATGTCGCCGTCCACGTCCTCCGGGTTCACAGATCATCCCCATCATAATCGTCATACCGAAACTCCGACTCGCCGTCCTCCGGGTCAACCGCAAACCCCCAACCCTCATAGATCGCAGCCAAATCACGCTCCACCTGACCGTCATCCAACACCTGGTCAGACAACCCCGTGTACCCCTCAGACACCAACCCCTCCGAATCGAACGGGTTCACCTTGCCGCTCACCGCTGCACACCCCGATGTGCAGACGCAGACGCCCGAGACGCCGTCAACGGAGAAGCCGGGGCAGGCGAACCCAACCCGAGCAGCTTGCCGATCTCCCGATGCAACGCCAACAACTCGCTGTACCCCAACAACGGCACGCCAGTAG